CTAGGGTGTGTTCACCTTGGAGGTGAGAACACAAAGATCCCTATTTTATGTCCTATAATGCGAAAGCTTCAGGACAGACCCATTGTTAGATACGAATATCTAACTAGACCCATTCGTTGATGCGTCTCTGATGGCTACCGTATGAGATATCATCTTTTCTCATTACACCAGCCTGAAGAACACGTCCTCGCCCGTGCGGATTTTGTATTTTCCGCCAGACGAGTATAGGTTCATCAGAAGGCACGCTTTCGAATGATTCGTCATCGATCTCCAAATTGTTTGAAGATCGAAGCCGCTCCCAATAATATGGAAGCTGGTTTCTCACTTTCCGGAAACCGGAGTGAGTGGTAAGACTTTCAAAAGTCCAACCAAAACGGTTCCAAACAACAGGCTTGTATAAACTTGCCCTAGAAGGATAATCCGTCTTTAAACCAGACCCATCAGGGAACGACGATGGCACTTGAAGTACACCCTCATCAGAGAAATGGTAAATCTCGGTGAGAAGATAATCAAGTGTAAGAGGTATTTCAACCTCAGTCCATTTTCTTTTTAAACCATTCAAGAGCTTGTAAAGAAAAGTAGAGATACCTTTCCTACAGTAAAGCTCACGTCCACCCTCGGGTTGATGAGGGCGAACGTCAACACCGCGGCAATAATCATTACCGCAGCTCTCCCGGAAAAAGTCTTCAACATAAGTTTTGTCCTCATTTAAAATTAAATGAATATGCGGGAAAAGTTTTCTCACATACTTGTGTATTTGGCGGGGATAAATTAAATCATCCCCGTACACAGAGACGAACTTAAGTCGAGGCTTGACCAAATTTACCAGGCTTTTCAATAAAGCATAGTAAATAAGAGTCTGAAGGGGGAAGGTATGACCTAAGCCCATGGTAAGAACAGATGACAAGCGAACTCGTTCGCCATCGATTCGTACATACGGAATGGAGCCACGTATTGTGGCTGAGTACCATTTCGCTGGAAGCAACCTTCGAAGTAGTTCACGAGAAAGGGAGTCAGAAGCTGACGATAAGTCAGCTGTGACTAGGTCCCTTGAACGTGAATTCTTCTTGGCGAGATGTCCGTGTCTCAATTGTAGAGAACGGATATCAAGACCAACACCCGCGAGTCTTTCTTGGAAAACCTTTCCAAGACCATATGTATAAAAAGAACCAACAAGTGTGTTGGCACATATGGTGCGACGCGCTTTGAAACTCTTAGGAGCAAAAGCCAAGGCTAATGTATCACATTCAACAAGTCCTTTCGGCTTGACGATCTCAGTCAACAGAGGATCCGTTTCCAGATACTTTGTAAACCAAGCAATGTGATATTTAGAGGATGTCAAAGGGTGACCCAATTTAAAATCAAGATATGATTTTGACTTAGGTACCCCGACACAAGCCCTCTTTCCGAACCTACAAAGACTAAAATGTTCCTCTTCGGAGTATTCTCCGAGTATTGACGTACAAATCTTCCTAGCTTCGACCAGCCACATACGAACAGTGGGAGTTAAAGTAAGAGGAAGAGAGACTCTGGTTTGTGTTTCAAGGAATTTATCCTTGGCCATTGTCTCCAATTGTGCATCTGTATAGAGGTCATCTTCGTAGCGATACCTTTTGTTAAGGTTTTCAAGCTGCGCCATACACTTAAATAAGTGTGGCTTAACTTGAGACCGCGCAGGCCATTTATACGCGCGGAATTCCTTAATTCCACTCACAAGAGCGTTTTTTGCGTCTTGGAAAGCGGAAGGCCCATAAAAGGCTTCGAAATCATTAGCTAGACAAAACCATGTTTTCAACATGATTTTATCCGTTCCCCACTGTTCCTTTTTGTACACCATGGTAGTCTCCAATGGCAAAAGGTTTTTTAACTAAGCGAGCGAGCCAGCAGTCCAAAAGTTATTAAAATTGGAATCTGACACGCCTTGTCCAGCGAGCATATTTAGCTCGAGCATTTCTGCGGCTGTCGATTCAGGGTGCACTTCCCTCTCAATTCTTATGAGATTGAAGGCAGTTTTCCCGGAAGCGAGTAGCTTTGGACAAACGATAGTTATACTCTTTTTATCCTTGGAGTAGACTCCATCGGAACCGAGCGAGGGCTGGCGGTTTTTGACTGTCATATTCTTGCGAATACGAAAATCGGTTTGGGCGGCGTCCGAAGTATGGATACCTCCCGTGATGGTAACTCCATCAGGGGTGAAAGTTATTGCACTTCCACCTACTACGGTTAAGCTTGTTGCGCCAGTTTTAATAGCGCAGCTTTGGATGGTCATTATAGCCTCCGAAGTTTAAGCCTACCCCATGTTAGGGCAAGCGAGTCAAGAACCCTCTTGTAATTATAAGGGTTCGGATTGATTGCCGGCATTGCCGGCAATTGGAGATTGATTCTTCTAGCCATATATCGCTGTTCAGTTATGAAATCATCGACATATGCTCCATCGTCAGGTTCTACGTAACCATTATTCACCCATATACGTAAGCTGTTATATACAGTCTTATTTGTTGAGTGAACAGTTTGAGTTACGCAGTTGCCTAGCGTTTGGACGGTAGCATTGGAAAACGACTTGAGAGACGTTAACCAGTTACCAACTGAAAGAAACCAATCGACAACGAACGAGAATGGTATCAATTCCCACGCAACATTAGGGATGTCTGAAATAGACAAACCCCATGCCTCTCGCCAGCCCTTAGGGGCAACGAGACGGTAGTAAATGATAGCAGTAGAAGATCTTTCTACTTCCATAGTCGATCTCGCCTTAAGCGCTATATTCGCTGACATCGTACTGGCAACAGTATTATCATAGACAATTGTCGTTGAATTACTGGCACCACCGCGGACAGATAGGATTCTACCATCTATCTCTTCGGCTTTACTTTGGACACGTTTGATTGCGTCCGTGACATCACCTATAAGTGGCATAATACCATAACGGTACTGAAGCCACAGGTCAGAGGTCAAAGTAACAGAACGAGTCTTCTTGGCGAAATTTTGCCAAGCAAAACGCGAAAACGCTTCAAGGGGATTAGTGAGAAGACGTATCGTCTCCTCAAGCTCTCCAAGGAAGACGCCGGCCTGAACCTCAGCAGAATAAAGCTTATTATAAGCTTTCTGCAGGGCATAATTATCCAAGTTATTGGAAGTAGACTCATCATATTGTATACACTGAGGTATAAGAACCCCAATGTCTCCAATTGAGCCGACTCCATTTTTCTTAGATAAAATTCGACCGTAACCACCTTCCTGCGTCCTATGACGTAGTATAACAGGATTAATCCGAAAGACTCCGGGTCTAAATCCTCCCACATATGTGGAGGAAATATACTTATAAGAACCAAGGCGTCGATCCCAAAAACTTGAGGTCGTTCCAAGATTCTTAATTTCCGCAGTCCTCCGTTTGTCCATGATACGTATGTCAGCCATAAGACACTCCTTGCTAGGAAAATTCCTAGAACGGCATAATTGCCAG